CCCTGCTCCCCGGAAAGAACGACGATAGAGTTTGCCTTTTCCTCGGGGCGTTGAACCATGTGCGCGCAATAGTCTAGGAAATGTTCGCACTCGGCCGGCCAAAGTTCCCTAACGTGTGCAACCCAAGGCTCGGCGCTCCGCTTGCCGAGCGGCTTGCGCTTCGGCGGGGGCGAATAGAGATTATACATTAGAGCGTGCTCGACGGGCTGCACGTCGCCGTTGATCGTAAGGAAGTCTTTTATAAGCGGCGGCTTTCCGGGCCACCAAATCGAGTTATCAACCGTCTTGCCGTTTTCCGCTTCCGACGTATAGTCAGAGGGCTTAATGTATTTGATAACCGGTCGGCCGTTGTCGTCGACTGCTTCTCGCGAGGGCCATTCGGCTTTATGGATAAGAGCATTTACCGCTCTAACTTCCTTATAGAAATAGCCGGTCTTGATATTCCACCATCCTGCCTGCGCCGTATCGTAGCGCAAGCTTTCGATAGCGACGCCCTCCCGGCTAATTTCCTTCTTTGCATTCGCGCGGGCCTCTAGTTTTGCTAGGAGTTCATGTTGTTTAGCCACGCGTCTACTCCCTGGAAGCCTTCGATTAGGTTCATTGCTGTAGAGACGCGCGAGTAACGCTTAATAAAGATCGTCGGCCGAACCTCGCGCCCATTGCACTTCGGCCAGAACTTTTTGTCGAAAAAGACTTCGTTAAGCTGCCGAGCCTTGAAGGAAAGACGCGTCGTAAGGTGCAGATAGGCGCCGTTCTCCCAATCATAAACGAAGTCTTCGAGAGTTATGCTCCGCTTCCTCGGGTCGAAGAAGTGCCGCTCGACGGACTTGCAGGCCCGACGCCCGTTAAGCTTGCCGGCAGGCGGCAGGGAGTTCGGCCCGATGATTGTCCAGAGCCGCGTGCTACGGACGTTCGAACGCCATGACCAAAAGCCATCTTCGTATCGCCATCGTCGAGCGACCCGGATAACGCCGCCCCCGACGTCTTCCCAATCTATCCTATCGCTAAAGTGCATTAGCCTTCTCCAACTCTTCGACTGCAAGATCGTCTATCCATTGCGTAAGCTCGGACCAGGTCTTTTCGATTCCATGACTATGGTGGCAGCGAAAAGCCCCGTACCATTGATTTTCGTCGGCCGGTTGCCGGATAGCCGCGCCGTTATCGACTGCCCCGGTATGCTCGTCTTTCCATGGGCATACGATTTCCTGCCAACCCGATAGATCGGGGCCGCGGCGCTTAAGCATGCCATGCAGCCGCAAGAATTCTTCGGCAGAGCAAAAGGCCTCGACGCGTTTGCGCAAGACGGAGTGCGGCGGCAACGGCTTATCGTAACGCCTGCCCTCTATCTTAAGGTCGAAGGCTTCGAGCAGCATTGCCGGCGTGTAGCGGTAAGAGGGCTCGAATTCTTGAAGGATCGTCCGAAAGCCGCGATATTGCGGCTTGCCGTTCGTAAAGCCGGGGAGCCGCCCGACGCGCGTAACGCCCGACATTCCCGGATCGTTGCCGAGCAGCTTGCCCGAGATAAAGGCCCGGATTAGACCGTCAAATAGCTCTGCATTGCGCTCGGGCTCGCGAAGAAAATACCAATATTGGAAGTTACCCGGGGACGTCTCGACGATCGCCGTGGGCGGAACGTCGGCAACGATTTCGCGCTTTACCTTCGTGCCGACGTCGTCGACGAGCAATGCACGACCTGCCGCAAAAGACTCCCGGCGCCGCCGGAAAGTCCCGTCTGCCGTGCGACCGAAAGAGGCGACGGTTACATATGCATTATCCGGCGGGTCGAGCGGGAAAACCTGCCCGGGCCGCCATGGTCGTGGCTTCCAGGCCGAGGCGTTTTGCGCGTTCGGATCGCCGCGAAAGCCGCAAAAGATAATTCGCTCTGCGGAAGGAAGGCCCTCGGAAAAGGCCGCGAGGAAACGTTGAAACGAGGGGGTCGTTTGCATCGATGAACCTATTTTAAACGTAGCCCTATATAGAAGAATTCGAAAAGATTGCGGCGGAATTACGGTTTCGAGCGTTAAAAAGGCCGCAACTTAGCACTCTATCCCTCTATTATTAACTCCTTCCTTAACTGCACAAGAAAGAGAAAGAAGGGGGAATAGAGGGGAACGTGCGAAAGGGGCACATCTATCCGAAAATTACCCGCGCCGCTTTTGCGGCTCCACATCGCGGCTTGAAATGCGATATCGCTGCGATAAGCGACGCCCGGTACGGTATCGAACTGCAACCCTCTTGCCTTTGCGGCCGTTTAGGCGCATTTTTGCCCGGCTTCCCGAAATCCCGCCGCGACCCGGCGCCGCGATAAGTGCGAGGGCATGGCGAAAAAGAACTGGCATGTTGCCGTAACGGAGTGGAACAAAGAGCTTGTCGCCGAGCGATTTCTACGTTCTGCAGGATTTGAACCGTTCAATCCCCGTTGCTCGTCGCAGCACATGCGACGCGGTCGCCGCGTAACCGTCGTGCGGCCCTACGTTCCCGGCTACATTTTCGTTCGCTTCGATCCTGCACGGGAGCCGTGGCAGGATATCAACCGGGCTCGCGGCATTCGCCGCCTTATCTGCAACACGCCCGAGACGCCGACGCGCATCCGGCAATCCGTTATGGCCGAGCTATTCGAGCGCTGCGACGGGCAGGTCGTCGACGCTTGCGTGCTCGACGAGATTGCTTTGCGGCACATGCCGGAAGGATCGCGCATCCGGATTATGGCAGGTCCGTTAATGGGTTTCGAGGCGACGGTGCAGCTATCGACGCCGCAACGGCTCGCGGCCCTCGTGACGATCTTCGGGCGAACGACGCCCCTCGATTTGGCTCCGCAGGATGCAGAGCCTATTTAGTTCCGGCCCAATCTTGGCGGGCCGGACGTTCCCTGCCCCGTCGGCCTCCCCTCGGTTAAGGGTGCAACTTCCCCACATTCCGTGTTGCGCCGGAGACGGGGCGGGGAACGAATTGCAAAAGTAGTTGTGGTTTGCAAACGTGACTTCAAATAATACGAAACGTCGCGACCCTCGCGGTTCGAAGCCGGGGGAGCGTCGCGGCGGCCGGCAGAAGGGCACGCCGAACAAAACGACGGCAGAGATTAAGGCCCTTGCCTTTCAGCATTGCCCCGCCGCTATTCGCAAGTTCGTAAAGCTTATGAACCACGGCGAAACCGAGGATATCCAATTGCGCGCCGGCAAAGAGCTTCTGGACCGGGGCATCGGCAAGGCCGTGCAGCAAACGAACCTCGCCGGGCACGACGGCGGCCCGCTCGACTTGACCGGGCTCGACGACGCGGCCCTAGACGCCGCGATCGCCCGGCTTGCGGCCGTTGCAGGGCAGGACAAGTGAAGATTCGTCGGCTTGCGTGGCGCATGCTTAGCGCGTTCGCTTGCGACGGTCGCCGCGTGCTCCGGCAGCATGGCCCGGAATATTGGATCAGCCGGCAATGCCCCTAGCCGTGCTCGGCGCCGACGCCGTCTTTCGTCGCCTCTCGAAAGCCGACTTCGAGGCGAACGCGAGCAAGTTCGCGGGAACGCAAGTCATAATCGACGACGAAAAGCCTTTCGTGTATATCCCGAAATACAAGCTTCCCGTGCCGCGCAATCGCGCCGAGCGCCGGAAGCTCCTGCAACGGGCTCGCAGTGCCGCGAGTTGACCTAAAGCTGCGAGACAAGTTTCGTCGGGAGATTAACGCCCGCATCCGCGAGGAGCGCGCCCGCCTCTCGCGCGGCATTGCCGATCGGCTTGCGGCGAAGAGCATGCCGCTAAGGCGAGACGACGAGGATATTGACTTGATGCCCTACGCGGGCCAGAAGTCGACGGACGAATGATGCAGCAGGCCGTAAGCGCTCGGGCAGCAAACGCAGCGATTGCGCTCGGCGTCTTGCAGGCCGAGAAGGCTCGTCGGCAAAAGCTCGCGGCCGAGCGAAACGATTTGGCTTCGCGGCTCGATACGATCCGGAAGAACTGCGAGACGTTGCACGGCTTCATGAAAGAGTCCTGGCACGTCCTGGAGCCGACTGCGACCTTCCGCGATAACTGGCATCTCGAAGCGATTTGCGAGCACCTTACGGCCTGCACGCACGGGCAGATTACCCGGCTGCAGATTAACCAGCCGCCGGGCACGATGAAATCGCTTACGGTTTCCGTGCTCTGGAATGCATGGGAATGGGGACCGGCGAAGCTCCCTGGATTGCGCTACCTGACGACGTCGTACCGGGAAGACTGGGCCTTGCGCGATAGCCGCAAGAGCCGCGAGCTTATCGCGGGCGAGTGGTACAAGACGCTTTATCCCGAGGTGCAGCTAATCAAATCGGGGGATGGGGAATTTGAAAATACATATAGAGGAGTGCGAAAAGCAGTCCCTTATGGCTCTCTTACTGGCGGCCGAGGAAACCGGGTCGTTATCGACGATCCTATCTCGGTACTCGACGCCGAAAGCCCGGTGGAGCGCGAGAAGTGCGGCCGGCTCTTCCGGGAGAGCGTTCCTTCTCGTGTTAACGACCCATTGCACGACGTAATCGTGCTTATGATGCAGCGGGTCCATCCCGACGACCTTTGCGGCATTATCGACCAAGGCCTCTTTCCCGGCGGCAATTTCGTAAAGCTCATCTTGCCGATGGAATACGTGCGGTCGCTCTCGGTTAAGACGCCCTACTTCGAGGATAAGCGCGCCGAGGGCGAGCTATTGCACGAGGCCCGCTTCTCGCGGGAAATGGCGGAAGCGCAAAAGCTCGACGAATACGTTTGGGCGACGCAGTATCAGCAGCAACCCCGCGGCCGCGACGGCTATTACTTCTTTTCCGAAAAACATATTCTCGAAGAGCGGATTACCAACGAAGGCGCGAAGGTTTATGCGCCGCTGCCCGATCCGACGAAGTGCGATCGCATCATCGCGATTGCCGATACCGCCTCGAAGATCGGGAAGAAGCGCGACGGCACGGGCATCGTGTACATTGCTTATACGCAATACCCCTCGCCTCGGGCCGTGATCGTCGATTGGGAGCTTAAGCAGCTAGAGGCAGCGACGCTCGAAGCCGACTTGCCGAGTTGGCTGCGACGTTGCGAGGAGCTTGCGCGCGAGCATCGGGCGACGCACGGTGCCGCCGGCATCTTCATCGAGGATAAGGATTCGGGCACCGTTCTCTTGCAGCAGGCGGCGAAGAAGAATTGGGCGACGACGCCGATTCCTCCCGAGCTTACCGCGCTCGGCAAGGAAGGCCGCGCGGTTTCGTGCTCGGGCTACGTTTACCAAGGCCTTATGAAGGTTTCGCAGAAGGCATGGGATAAGACGGTCGTTTATAAGGGCCGCAACAAAAACCATCTAGTCGATCAGGTAACGACCTTCCGCAAGGGGCACGGTACGCCGCTCGACGAAGACGAGCTTTTTGACTGCTTCTGCTACGGCACTTCGCTTTGCTTCGGCGACGGCAATGGCCTTTGACAATACGGCTCGCGTCTTGGCATTCGGCAATGCAAAGGGCTTTCGCTCGCTGGCGACGGTCGAAGCTTACAAGACTGCTCTTGCCGTGCTTACCGCGAACGACGCTAAGGGCGTGCCGCATTGCACTTGCTGCTCCGTTCACGAGCGAGTGCTAAAGAGCATGATCGAAACACTCGCCTGCACGCCTGCCGCGGGGGAATGTTAAATGGCAACGCTGCAGACGATCGGCGGCGCAAGTGCAGGAACGGCCCTGCAAGACTTGCTCATGGCCGACGATATCGAGCCGGGCGCCCAGCCGGGTTACGAAACTTGCAAGACGATCTATTTGTATCATCCGCTCGGGGCGAAGATCGTCGAGAAGCCGGTAAAGATCGCAATGTCGCAAAAGCGCAAGATTGCGATACCGGATGCGCCGGAGGATCGCTGCCGCGAGGCCTTCGAGAAGGAATGGCTAAAGATCAAGGCCGACGAATACATCTATCGTACGGCCGTGCTCGCGGCCGTTTACGGTATCGACGTGCTCGCGATCGAAGTCGAGGGCGAGAGCGCCGAGACGGCGCTAGATTACAAAGAGCTTTATAAGAAGAAGATTGCGCTTAAGGTCTTCGACCCGCTTAACGTCGCTGGTTCGCTCGTTACCTCGCAAGACCCGAATTCGCCGCAGTTCCAGTCGTGGGGCGACGTCGTCGTTAGCGGCAAGACGTATCACAAGAGCAAGACGCGGGTATTCATGAACGAATTCCCGATCTATCTTGCCTATCAGACTTCGGCTTTCGGCTTTACGGGCAGGAGCGCTTACCAACGCGCGCTCTTTCCCCTAAAGTCGTTCGTTACGACGATGATCACGGACGACCTAGTCGCCCGCAAGGTCGGCGTGCTTATCGCGAAAATAAAGCAGGTCGGCAGCATCGTTACGAACGGCATGATGAAAATGTTCGGCCTTAAGCGAAATATCGTTAAAGAGGCCGAGGTAACTAACGTCATTTCGATATCGACGGAAGAGGATATTCAGTCGATTAATCTGCAGAACCTAGACGCGCCGCACGCGCTCGCCCGTAAGCACATAATCGAAAATATCGCGAGTGCCGTGCCGCAGCCGGCGAAGATGCTAACCGACGAGTCTTTCGCGGAAGGCTTCGGCGAGGGCACGGAAGACGCGAAGGAACTTGCGCGCTATATTGACGGCAAGCGCGAATGGATGCAGTCGCTTTACGAGTGGATGGACACTATCGTCCAGTATCGTGCCTGGAATCCGGAATTCTACGCGACGATCCGGAAAGATTTCAAGGAAGAATACGGCAACGTCCCGTACGAGGCCGCGTTCATTAAGTGGTGCAATTCGTTCCATGCCGAATGGCCTTCGCTCCTGAAGGAGCCGGAGAGCGAGCAAATAAAGGTCGCAGACGTAAAGCTTCGCGCCCTTATCGCGACCTTCGAGGCGCTTAACGCCTCGCTCGATCCGGAGAATAAAGCAAAGCTCATTGCCTTCGTTGCCGATAATATTAGCGAAATGAAAGAGTTGTTCGGCAACCCGCTTGTGTTGGATTACGACCTAATCGAAGATTTCCTGGCAGAGAACCAGGCAAAGGAAGACGAGAAGCACGAAGGCGAAATGAGCGCCGTCGAGAATGATTTTAAGCTCGGCGATACAACGCGCTCCGATAGCGCAGTCGCGCGGCTCTCTGCGGCCGTTGCTCGTCTGCCCGAGCGTCGACGACGCGATGCCCGCTAATTTCAACTCGATTCGCGCCGACTTAGAGAAGGCCGAGCGCGGCCGCAAGATGCTCGACGACGCCGTGCTTTCGTTTCAAGCGGCGGTTGCCGTGCAGCAAGATCGGCGTTCAGAAATCGAGCGTTCCCGCGCACACTTCGCGCTTGACGCTTGGTTCGATGCGATAGCAACGGGATATCGGGAGCTAGCGCGTGGCCGCTAAGACCGTCGAGGAAGTCTTGCGCGAAGCGCTCGAAGACTTCGCGCGGCACGGCTACGACTCGCAGGAGCGCTTGCAAATGTGGCAAGGCCGGCTCGAAGAGGCCGCGCGAGCGAATTTCTCGTCGTCGAGCGCTACCGAGCGCGTCATGCGCGAATACTTCGCGGCGATCTACCGGCAGCAAATCGAGCGCGGCGGTATCGCGCGCCGCCATCCGGGCGTCTCCCGTTTCACCCTGGATAGGGTTAAACCGGAATTGCGGGCCGAGCTTGCCCGTCGCGTGCGCGCGAGCGCCGACTTGATTAAGCTTAATCGCGCCGAGGAAATCCCGGCGATGCTCCGGCGCTTCGCCGGCTTCGTTACGAGCATTCCTGCCGGTGGCTCCGACTCGTTTAACAAACGAGACGAGGCGAAGAAGATTCGCAAGTCGCTCTCGGGTCTATCGTTCCGCGAGCGTCGGCTCATGATCGATCAGGGGCATAAGCTGCAATCGGCCATGTCGTCGGTTATCGCGACGGGCGGCGGCGCGATCGGCGCCGTTTGGCACTCGCACTGGCGGCAGGCGAATTACGATTACCGCGACGAGCATAAGGAGCGCGACGGAAAGCTTTACGTCGTGCGCGGCAATTGGGCTCTAGAAAAGGGCCTTATGAAGCTCGCCGGGCATGCCTACACGGACGACGAGACGCAGCCGGGCGAGGAAGTCTTTTGCCGCTGCTATTACACTTATATCTATTCGCTTCGCGACCTGCCGAAGGAAATGCTTACGGAGAAGGGCCGCGCGGAGCTTGCTCGTCTCGACGAAAGGAAGAATGCAGCATGAGCATTGTCGAAGTTAGCCCGAGCGCTCGCGCTCCGATCGTCGAAGCGGTTAAGGCCGCGATGGCCGTTGCTCCCGAGCTTACCGACGAGGAGCGCGCCGCGGCTATCCGTGCGCACCTTGCCGAAGTTCTTAAGCCTGCACTCGATTACATCAACGCGCAAGGCAAGCTCGGCTTCCTTATCGACTTCCATTGCGGTCGCACGTCGCCGAACGATTTGACCTTGCATCGCGTCGATATCGCGAAGGTGCTCTAGTGGCCTTCCCGAATAAGCAAAACCTCGCGGCCGGCGCAATCCCGGTTTGGATCGCGCCGCCGCCCGACGCGACTTTCCTGCACGTCGCGAATGCAACGGCAGTGCTCGCAAAGACGGGCGCGGGCGTCCTGCTCGGCGTTACGGTTAACACCGGGGATTCCGGCAAGTCGGTTCAAATCTACGATGGACTGACTGCCGGCGGAACGCTTATCGGGACGTACGACCTTAGCGCCGTCGGCGGCCCGACGTTGCCGCTTGCGGGCATTCCGTTCGCGACGGGCCTTTACGTTAAGCCGTCGTCGGGCTCGGTCGCGGATTTCACGGTGACATATGCTTAGTATCTTCGGCCCCGAGCCGCCGCCCTCGCTGCGCCCCGTCGTCCCGATCGCTCGCGCGAAGCGCCGGGCCTCTAAGCCTTCGGCCGAAGTCGTCGACCTTGCCGCGCGGCAGACAGCGAAGACGGCGCTTTCGGCTGCAACCGAGCTTTCGGAACGGCTCGCGGCCTATGGTCTTTACGTCGAGCTAGTCGCCGCTGCGACGGCGCGCGTTTCGGAGAACGTCGAGCGGCACGGCTCGCGTCTCGGCGATCTTGCCGAAACCGTTAACCGCGATCGGAATGCAGCAATCATGCGACATGATAGCATCAAGTTCGAAGTCGACGAGCTTCGCCGTTACTCGCTTAGGCAGGCCAAGGAAGATTACATGGCCAAGCTCGTTATCGCCGCGTCGCTCGTCGTGCTCGCTCTCTGCACGATAGGCAACGTGGCTCTTTGGGCATTCGGCCGATGAGCTTCCCTAACGAGCAAAACCGCGCGGCCGCGGCAATCCCGGTCTGGATCGCCGGAGCCGGCGGCATCGGATACGCCGCGATCGGATATGAGCAGATAACGAGTCTTGGTTCGGCGACCGGCTTGACCGTTCCTGCAAACGCCATTTATGCGATCCTGCAGGCCGAGGCTCAGGTTTTGCGCTACCGGGACGACGGCACGGACCCGACTGCCTCGGTTGGCATGATGCTCTATCCCGGCGGCTCGTTTACCTATAACGCCGATCTTACGGCGATCAAGTTTATCCAGGCCGATTCCGGCGGCATCCTTAACGTGCTTTACTACGGCGTCGCAGGCCTGCCGTGATTCGCGCTCTCCTGCTCCTTCTCGCGGCAACGCTGCTCGCTGCCCCCGCGGCAGCGCAGCAACCGCCCTCCCCTTCGGTAATCCAGATTAACGTAACGCCGGTAATCGGCGGCACGGTTAACCAGTGCCTGTATATTATCTCGGGGAACAAGGTCGGTAGCACGCCCTGCTCGGGCGGCGGCGGTTCCGGAACGGTTACGAGCGTATCCGTCGTCTCGGCGAACGGCTTCGCGGGCACGGTCGCGAACGCGACGACGACGCCGGCTATTACGTTGACGACGTCGATTACCGGCGTTCTTAAGGGCAACGGAACGGCGATTAGCGCCGCGGTCGCTGGCACGGATTATACCGCCCCAGGAGCAATTACCACGAGCGGCTTAACAATGGCGACCGCAAGGCTCCTGGGGCGCACGACGGCGAGTACGGGCGCCATCGAGGCAATATCAGTCGGGACCGGCCTAAGCCTCTCCTCGGGCACGCTAACGGCCACCGGCGACGCCACGAATATAACCGTCGGGACGACGACGATCGGGAGCGGGACGAATGGAAGAATCCTCTACGACAATTCGGGCGTGCTCGGCGAATTGGCAACAACCGGAAGCGGAAACGTCGCGCTTGCGACGTCTCCGAGCTTTACGACGCCGACTTTGGGCGTTGCGACGGCAACGTCTATTAACAAGCTCAGCATTACGGCACCGGCTAGCGCTGCTACGCTCGCGATTGCCGACGGCAAAATCCTAACCCAAAGCAATACCCTAACTTATACTGGCACGGACGGAAGCACGGTCGCATTCGGCGCGGGCGGAACGGTACTCTATGCAAACCAAACAATTACCCTCAGCGGAGACGTTACCGGAAGCGGAACAACTGCAATTACTACAACGGTTGCAAAGATCGCTGGCACGACAGTCAGCGGGACCACCGGCACCGGCAATGTCGTCTTTAGTACGAGCGCTGTACTTACTACTCCAAACCTTGGAACGCCTAGCGCTGCAACGCTCACAAATGCAACTGGCCTCCCGATTTCGACTGGCGTATCAGGTCTTGGAACCGGAGTTGCCACGTTCTTGGCGACGCCCTCTAGCGCAAACCTTGCCGCCGCAGTAACCGACGAAACCGGCTCGGGCTCTCTCGTATTCGCTACGTCGCCGACGCTCGTAACGCCTGCCTTGGGCACGCCTGCCTCTGGCGTTCTTACGAACGCAACCGGCCTGCCCCTTACCACGGGCGTTACGGGCAACCTTCCGGTTACGAACCTCAATAGCGGAACGTCGGCGAGCAGCAGTACATTTTGGCGAGGGGATGGAACGTGGGCAACGCCTCCGGGAAATGGTACGGTCAATTCCGGCACTGCCGGGCAGTTCGCGTATTATGCGACGACCGGCGCCGCGGTATCGGGCAACGCCAATCTTACGATTTCGACGGCGCAAGTTACGATTGGCGTAGCCGGTTCGGCCGCTGGCACGTTGCGGCTTTCCGGTTCGTCTTCGGGCACGACTACGATTGCGGTATCTGCAGCGGCCTCCGGCACGCTCTCCTTGCCGTCCGCGACCGATACTCTCGTCGCTCGCGATACCACGGATACGCTAACCAACAAAACTCTAACGTCGCCAATAATCGGCGATATCCACGACTCGAATGGGAACGTCGTTCTTACCCTTACGCCAACTGCCTCTGCCGCTAACTACGTAACTATTCAAAATGCGGTAGCCGCGGCCCCGGTGCATATCCTGGCGCAAGGCTCGGCGACGAATATCAGCTTGCACCTAGGCGCGAAGGGCGCCGGCTACGTTTCCGTTCAAGACCCGACGGATACGACGAAGCTTCTTCGCTTCGATCCTTCGGGAAGCTCCTCGGGCATCCTTACGACGCTTGCAATGTCGTCGACGAGCGATCGCGTCCTTACGCTGCCGAACGCTACCGATACGCTCGTAGGCAAGGCGACGACGGACGTTTTCACGAATAAGACATACGATACGGCGGGAACCGGGAATGCTTTTTCGATTAATGGCGTCTCGATCACGGCGGTTACGGGGACTGGCGCCGTTGTTCTCGCAACTTCTCCGAGCATCGCAGGAGCAACGGTATCCGGAACCGCCAACTTTACCGGAACGTTCCAATTTGGCGGCAATACGATTACCTTCCCCGGAAGCGCCGCGACCCTTACCTATAAGGGCGGCACATATGCTGCTGGCGAGTGCGTCCAGACTAGCGGTACGGCAGGCGCTCTCGTTACCACGGGCGGCCCCTGCGGCGGCGCAGGAAGCTCCCCCGGCGGCGCGGACACCAATGTCCAGTACAACGATAACGGCGTATTCGGAGGCAATGCCGGTTTTGTTTACGACGGAACGTCAAAAATCTCCTTGGGCGTCGCTGGAACCTCGGTCGGCTCGATCGGCTTTCGAAATGCGACGTCGGGGACGGTAACGCTCGCCCCGGTTACGGGCGCGCTCGGGACCGTTACCCTTAGCCTGCCCGCCGCGACGGATACGCTCGTGGGCAAGGCGACGACGGACACGTTTACCAATAAAACGTATGATACGGCCGGCACCGGAAACAGCTTCTTGGTAAACGGCAACGGCATAACGAACTTTACCGGCTCCGGCGGCACGGTCGCCCTTTCGGTTAGCCCGAGCTTCACGACGCCGGCAATCGGGGCGGCGACCGGCACGAGCCTTCTCGTCTCGGGCGCGCTTACGGGCACGTCCCTAAAGATCAATGGCAGCGGCTCCGGAACGCTTACGCTAACCGTCCCGTCTGCCGCAGGCACGAATACGCTTACCTTCCCCGCCGGAACCACTGACTTTAGCGCTACCGGCGGAACCTCGCAGGTCGTTAGGCAGTCGAGCGCGGGCGCGGCCCTCACCGTCTCTCAGCTTGCCTGCAGCGACCTTAGCGACGCCGCTTCCGGCTGCTCGACGGCGAGCCCCGCCGGAGCTAACCCTAGCGCTACGATCGGCCTCAGCGCGGTAAACGGGAGCGCCGGGACGTTCCTGCGGTCGGACGGTGCGCCGGCTCTTTCGCAGGCGATCGCGCCGACCTGGACCGGGCAGCATATCCATACGGTCGCCCGGACGATCGCGAGCGCGACGGCCGCTGCCCTAGACGACGTAAAGATTTCGGCTGCGACGACGACGATTACCGGGAACACCGGATCGCCTATCACGGCTCTCGCGAAGGTCGGCATTTATCGCCCGACGATTACCGATACGTCGGCCGTAACGATCACGGATGCAACCACGCTCTACGTCGATAACGCGCCCTTGCAGGACGATCAGGTAACGATCACGAATCCCTGGAGCTTCCGGGTCGGCGCAGGCGCAAGCAAGTTCGGCGGCGGCGTAACCTTCGCGGCCGCGATTACCTACGGCGGCGTGACGCTTTCGAATTCCGTTACCGGAACCGGGAGCATGGTTCTTTCGACGACGCCGAGCCTTACGACGCCGGATATTGGAGCGGCCACGGGAACGTCGATTAGCCTCACGAGCGGCAGCAATATTTATTCGGCGACCGCGATTCCGGCCGGCGGCACGACGGGAACCGGCTACAAGATTTCGAGCACGGCAAACTTTGGCGTATTCGTCGGCTCCGGACCGCCGACGCTTTCGGCCGCGCAAGGCTCGCTCTATCTGCGCTCCGATGGCCTGCCCTACTATAACACGAACGGGACGACAGGCTGGACTTCTCTGGGCACCGGGACAGGCACGGTTAATGCTGGAACCTCGGGGCAGCTTGCCTATTATGCATCGAGCACGGCGGCCGTCTCGGGCAACGCCAATGCGACGATTTCGAGCGGCGCCCTAACGCTCGGCGTCGCGACGAGCGTGCAGGGCTCGCTAGTTCTCTCGGGGGCGACGTCGGGAACGTTAACGTTGGCGGCTCCTGCTGCAGCAGGCGGCGTGACGATAACGTTCCCGGCGGGAACCACGAACTTCTCTAGCACGGGCGGCACGAGCCAAGTCGTTAAGCAGACGTCGAGCGGCGGCGCCTTTACGGTCGCGCGCCTAGCCTGCTCCGATTTGAGCGACGCGGCTTCCGGCTGCTCGGCGACGAGCCCGACGGGCGCTAACCCGACGGGCACGATTGGCCTTTCGGCCGTTAACGGCTCGGCTTCGACGTTCCTGCGATCGGACGGCGCCCCGGCGCTTTCTCAGGCGATCGCGCCGACCTGGACGGCCCAGCATATCTTCTCGCAGGCGACGACGATTGCGAGCGCGACGGCCGCGGCGCTCGACGACGTTAAGGTCGCAGCGGCTACGACGACGATTACCGGGAACACCGGCTCTCCGATTACGGCTCTTGCAAAGGTCGGCATTTACCGGCCGACGCTAACGGATTCGAGCGCGGTAACGGTCACGAACGCCTCTACGCTATACGTCGACAACTCCCCGCTCGCTGCCGGCTCGGTAACAATCACGAATGCTTGGGCTATTCGCGTGGGGGCCGGCGCGACGAGCTTGCAGGCCACGACGCTCGGCGGCGCTCTAACCTACGGCGGCGTTACCTTATCGAATGCCGTAACGGGCACGGGCAATATGGTCCTGTCCGCCTCGCCGACCTTTACCGGAACGGTCGTAGGTACGACAACCAATATTACGTCGACGTCGGCGACTGCCTTTACGGTCGGCACGAACGGCACAACTACGCCGATCTTTACCGTCGACGATTCGACGGCCTCTGCAGTCGCCGGATTGAAGCTTACGGGAGCCGCGACCGGCGGCACGGTCGCTCTTGCCGCTACGGATTCCGGATCGAACACCAACCTTTCGATCGATGCAAAAGGCTCGGGCACGATTACGATTGCCGGCACGTCGACCGGCGCAATAACCCTAACCCGCGCGACGACGATGAGCGCCGCCCTTACCTACGGCGGCGTAACGCTTTCGAATTCCGTGACCGGAACCGGGTCGATGGTCCTTAGTGCAGGGCCGACCTTTACCGGCACGGTGACGACTGCCACGCTTGCCGTCGGCGGCACGGAAACGGTTACGTCGTCGAGCGCGACGAGCGTTACCGTTGGCCCGAACGGCTCGACGAATCCGGTGTGGCAGGTCGATAGCTCGACGGGCACGCAGGCCGCGGGCCTTAAGCTAACGGGCGCGACGTCGGCCGGCACGGTAGCCCTTGCAGTCATTTCGAGCGGCAGCAATGCAAACCTTTCGATCGATGCGAAGGGCAGCGGAACGATACAGCTAGGCGGCACGTCAACCGGCGCAATAACCCTAACCCGCGCGACGACGCTCTCGGCGGCCCTTACCTACGGCGGCGTTACCCTTTCGAACGCAGTAACGGGCACCGGAAACATGGTGCTATCGTCGAGCCCGTCGATTACGACGCCGACGATTTCGAGCGGCGGCGCCCTCTTCTCGGGCTCGTCGAGCGGCACGACGACGGTGGCCGCGAGTGCAACGGCCTCGGGCACTCTTACGCTTCCTGCCGCGACTGATACGCTCGTCGGCAAGGCAACCACTGATACCCTTACCAATAAGCGCATAACGGCGCGCGTCGTCGCGCTAACGGACGGGGCGACGCCTGCCCTCAATTCGGACAATGGCGACGTCTTTACGCTTACGACGACGACCAATCCGACTATTGCGGTTCCGAGCGGCACGCCGACGGATGGGCAAAAACTTATCATTCGTGTAACCGCTTCTGGCGGCGCGCGCACCATGTCGCTTAATACGGGCGCGGGCGGCTTCTCTTTCGGCACGGATATTACGGCGCTAACGGCGACGACGAGCGGAGCGACCGACTACGTAGGCGCTATTTGGAATGCGTCTACTAGCTTTTGGAACGTTATCGCTTACGTGAAAGGCTATTAAGGTGCGCCGCCTCCTGCTTGCCGCTCTGCTTCTTATCTCCTGGATTGACGTTGCATTCGCTGCAAATCGTTTCTGGGTCGGCGGCACTGCGACTTGGGACGGGACGGCAGGAACGAAATGGGCGACGACGTCGGGCGGCGCGGGCGGCGCGGCCGTTCCGACGAGTTCGGATGCGGTAACGTTCGATGGCAATTCCGGCTCCGGGACGGTTACGCTCGGCACTAGCCGAAACGCTCTATCGTTGACGATGACGAATTTCACCGGCACGTTTGCCATGGGCAACGGTGACGTTAGCGTTTACGGTTCCGTTACCTTCGGAAGCGGCATGACGCTTACCGGAAACGGTACGACCTGCTCGCTTTATATTCAGGCGACCGGAACCCTAACGACGAACGGCAAAACGCTATCGTGTAATTTGAATGCCTATGGCGGAACGACTACGCTAGGCGACAACGCTACCGTTACCGGAAACGTAACGAATCTCGCGACGTTTACAACGAACAATAAAAACCTTACCGCGAACGCATTTCTTGACGGCGGAACCGGGTCCGGCTCATCGACGACCTTCGGGACCGGAACGGTAACAATAAACGGCAATTTTTCCGCTTACTATATGTCGATAACGGATACGTTTTCGATGAATAGCGCGGGAACGATAAAA